CCTTCTCCCAGGTAGACCTGGATCGGGCCGGTAGCGAAGGCCCACTCCTGTCCCTGAGTGGGATCGGAGCCGGTCTTGCCCGAGGGATCCGTGTTGTACAGGCCCGGGGCGGAGACCACGAGCGTGCCGTTGGCCGTGCGAATGGTCCCGTCCCCGGAGTCCTCGGCCGTGATGAGGTCCACGAAGTTCCAGGCGGAGACGGTGCCCGGGGTTGCAAGGATCATGCCCTGGCTTCCCGTCTGCCCGATCGCGTTCTCCAAGAAGTTGAGGCCGGTCTGAGCGTCGGTCGAGGCACCGCCGTTCAGAGCGGTGAGACCCGTGTCTCCGAAGTAGGGATTCGTGGAGCCGGTTATGCCCTTCGCCAGAGCCTGCTCCACCGCAAAGGAGAGCTTGGCCTCGAGCGCCCGCTCCGCCCTCTCCGCGAACACTTCGGGAGCAGCCGTGATCGTAGAGCAGGTGATCGGCAGATACGCCACGAAGGCGTCGAAGCGCGGCTGGTCCCAGTCGGAGTCCGAGTCCTTGTCTCGGTTCGATCCCGAGGAGCACGGCTCCCACAGCGAGGGTGTGTCTACCGGGTAGCCCCAGACGTTGACGCCGTTGAAGACCCGGTTGTCCGAGGGCTGAACCACCCCGGGGGCCTTGAGGAGCGAGTATTCGGGCGCGACCGGAAGGGGGCCGTCCAGATTGAGCGCTGGTCCTACCGCTGTTACCGACATCCGGACAGCCCCTTTCCGTCAGTTCCCTAGGACTCGCAGGTCCTCGCCGTGCCAGCGGGCGGGAAGGTGCCCACTGCGCAGAGCGTGGTCGTCTCCCAGTAGCACGACTGTGCTGGCGCGACCCGCACGACATTGCGGAAGCGCTCTCCGAAGACCTGGAAGTCGTTGGTGGAATTGAGTTCGGAGTCACGCACGATCCCGAGCTCGAGGACTCCCATGTCGATCCCGAGGAATGCGCCCTCCGGGAAGAGAGCCCACTGGAACGTGTTCGGCCACGGATCCAGAGCACCCGCGCCCTGGGAGGCGTCCGGCTGCATGTCGTCGCCCGCCAGGAAGTCGCCGTCCTTGTAGATGACCGCATCAATCCCGATCGAGGACAGGTAGTTCACGAACCACCCGCGCGTGCGATCGAGGTTGTACGGGTTCTGCACGCCGTCCAGCAGCAGCATGTCGAGCAGGACTTCCGGGATGAGCGCGCGGAAGCGAGCGTCCGTCGGCATCCGGAAGCGGCCCCTGATCCCCCACATGGACTTCGTGATCGCGTCCACGAGGTAGGTCAGGGCAGACAGCGTGTTCGTGCCCGAGGTCACGTTGATGGACAGGGCCTTGATCCGCTCCAGGATGAACATCTCGGACGTGCGGGCCATCGCCTGCATCGTGAGCTCGTTCTCGTGAGCGATCAGTTCCGGCCAGGAGCGGGCGTTCAGGTTTCCGTACTCGCGGCAGTGAGCCACGATGTTGACCGCCGTCTCCGTATACGTGTAGCAGGTGAGCGCCTGGCAGGACTTCGTTGCGAAAGTGCCGCCGAGCGCGTCGTTCGCCTCCGAGATCGAGGAGATGGCCGTGGTGATGTCCGCGATGTAGTGCGACTCGGGGACGTTCACCGCACCGCGCCGTGCAGCGAAGATGGGAAGCGAGTCCCACACCGGCTCCGCCGTCACACCGAAGTTGACCAGCGAGTAGAAGGGCTCGGCCGGTGCGCAGAGGCCGCCGGATGCGGTGAGCGAGTACTCGCCCACACCGCCCGGGACGGAAGCCGCCACGACAGCCGAGATCTTCTCCTTGTTCGACTTTGGGTCGTCCCCGAGCGTTCTGTCCTCGGGGTATTCCCAGGTTGCCTTCGCGATCTTGTGCGTCGGGCCGTTGTAGGGTGAATTGGCCGAATAGCGTCCGATCGGATCCGTCTTGGGATGCGGGCCATAGTGCGAAGCCGCGTTCATCACCAACTCACCGAGATCGAGCGGCGTGAGCGCATCCTTGTACTCAGATGAGAACTCGCCCGTTGCCACAAGTGAGGCACCGGACGGATTGGCCTCTGTCACCGGCAGGCGGTCCGGCTTGGGAGCCGGCGGCGTCCTGGCGTAGCGGACAGTCGGCGCGGTCTCCGCGGAACCGAGCACCAGTTCGCGCTCCTCCTCCTTCTCCTCTACTTCCTCCTCGGCCACGACTTCGACCGGAGCGTCAGTAGTTACGCCATCTCCATCCCCGTCGCCCTCCCCCTCGGGGTCCGGCTCCGGGTCGGAAGGCGGGTCGCCTTCCTCTTTCGGCTCGAAAGCCTTCATCGTCTCGGACTTCTTCTCGAGGTAGTTCTCGTGGGCGCGAGAGCGCAGTTCGCTCTCCGCCAGGAGCAGCTGGTACTGATTGCCGCCCTTCTCCAATTCCGCGAGGATCTCGTCGGCCGAGAGGTCCTTCAAGAACTCCTCGTTCTCCTCCGAGATCAGGTCACGCGCGGACTCGTGATCCGCGATCAGTTGCTTGAGGTCTTCATCGGAGGCTGCACTGATGTCCTCCGGTAGAGCGGGAAACAGGGATTCCATGAGTCCTCCTGTGGACGTAGTGATTCACGCCCGGAACCCCTGGCCCGGATAGACGAGCAGCCCCGCTGCCCGTGTTGAGGAATCTTGTATCAGACAGCCTGGATAAAGCGACAGGGGCGCTTCCGACGCCCCTGTCTGTGGCTCACTTCCGTCCGTGAGACGGTGTGAGATGCCAGTATATCACCATTGATAGTCAAGCCCGTCCTTCGCAACGAAGACCGCCCTGCGCTGAGGATCCTTCCCCCAGCGGGCCTGCTGGCCGCCCTTCACCGAGGGCACGAGATCGGGGTGCTCCACCAAAGAGGGCACGCACACCTGGATGTGCTGCCCGGTCTGCTTGTGCCAGCGCCCTGCGTTCCCGTCATCGGCGCGGGTGCAGCGGTTGTGGTCTCCCCACTCCAGGAAAGCCTGCGCCACTGCCACCGGCCAGAGCACGGCCACGAGCGGCACGATCGGAGAGCGCAGGAGGGTGATGTAGCGCTCGTTGCGCATCAGCGCCCGCCGGAACTTCCCTGCCGTTCCCTGCGGGAAGCCACCGAGGAAGAGGCAGACAGGCGTATCGCGTGCGGCCGCAATTTGCCTGACTGCCTCCCCGAAGTTATCGCACACCACGGTGTCGTCCTGAATCACAAGAAGATGAGATGTGCCAGCAGGTACAGGACTAAGGCAAGCCCGATATCCAGCCCAAGGGTCAGGAGGATCGCTGCTATGCAGCCAAACTTCAGTGGGGAGGTCGAGCGACTCCGCAAGCGCTTCATGCAGGTGGGCTCGGTCCGGGTGAGCCTGGATCCGCGCTAGGACGTGCTGCATCCAAGAGCCTTAGCGCGCTTTGCGATATGCGCTCTGACTCTCGCTCTCTTGCCCGGTGCTGCACGGCCGATGGCCTGGCGCGCATTCGCTAGATCGGAGCAGTTGCGGATGGGGAAGGATCCGTCGGGGAGCGCCGCGCCGGACTTCGCGAGCCGGCGGCGCTGCTTCTCGGTGAAGACCGCGGCAGTGAAGCCGTCATCGTAGGGAAAGATTCCCGCTGCCCTCATCGCCTTCATCAGGGAGTTCTTGCGGCGGTAGTAGCTCTTGGAGCGAACGGCTGCAATCAGCGCTTCCTCCTCCTCGCAGTCGCACTCGCCGGGGAGGATGAGGGTGGATACACCGCCGGAGGCCGAGAGCGCAAGCTGCGGGGTGGAGAAACCGTTCACAGGAACGGCCAGAGCCGCCACCATCTCCAGGTTCCCCTTCATCAACCGCCAGTCGCCCGATACTGGATTCGCTCGGAGCGCAGTGAGAGCCGAGGAAGCAAGATCTTCCCGAAGGACTCCGGAGAGCCAGATTCCATGCTTTCCGTTGGAGGCTCGGACGTAGGCTCCGACCGATCCGGTGTTGTCGTAGTGCCGGGAGGCAGCCACAACATCGGCCGTGAGGGGAGCGTGGTCGGTATCGAATGTAATCTTTCCGATCGCAACGCGCTCTCCCTCCTGAGTCTGGATGTAGCCCTGGTGGAACTGCTCGTAGTTGGTGGCAGAGCGCGGGGGCGTCACGCAGGATTCGAAAGCTCCGCCCATGAAGCCGCGATGGCATGAGCCCCAGATCGCAGCATGGCCGTGGACCGAGCCGTCATCCTCATAGCTCATGGGCTGCGGCGTCGACGGCTCCGGCCTGAAGAAGGATTCCCTGGAAAACTCAACTGAGGACATCTGCCACCTCCAGCGCGTTCTCTACCTGCGCCATGAATGCTGACGGAAGACTCGGATGCTCGTTCTCGAACAGGGTGCGGGCCGCGTACACCTCCAGCGTCTGACAGAGAGAAGCCGCCATCGAGGTTCCCACTCCACGCTCCTGCAGCAGGGAGTAGAACTCCTCGGTCCCGCCGTCGACCAGCTTCAGCGGCTCTCCTACGCGATCCGGCCCGAGGACGGACGCCACGACCGCATCTGGATGACCTTCGGCGCAGTCCCGGCACTTGTGCCTGATTCGTACACCTGCCAGCTTCCTACAGCGTACGAGCGCGAGATCTGCTGCTCCGAGGATGTGAGCGCTTGCGGTTCTCGACTCCTGGCGGGATCCATTCCGACCATTCGTAGGATTCGGAGGCCCATTGGACGCATCCCTTCTCGTTGTGGGAGCACCGGGCGGCCCGGGTTGCCCCGGAGCCGGCGCAGGGGGTTCCACGTAGTACGGCGTCCCCTTGAGCAGTGAGGGGTCGCGGAGCTTGGTCGCGAGCCAGATCTTCTTGTCGTCCTCGGTGGCCGCGTAGGAATCGGGGAAGCCCTTGAGCTCCAGATACGCGTCATCGTTGATCTGCCCGCGGTCGTACGCCTGATCTGCGTCTTCCGTGCGGTCGGGCGAGATCACGACCTGGCTGTCGTCGTAGGACACC